TTACATCGGCACCCGGACGGTCACCTTGCGTGGCCGCTCGCTGCCGCTGCCCTGCACCAGGACGGTGACGATGCAGGTCTGGCCGTCCGAGGATGGCTGAGCGGAAAGAAGCTGTCCCCCGGTCTCGCGAACAACGCGAGTGGCCGCCGAGCCGCAGTCACCCGCAACCAGCACGAGATAGTCGCGTGCGGGCGCCGTCGGCGCCTGCAGTCCGACCAGACCGGCGATGCCGGTGGCCAGTATCGCGATGATCGGCAGTCGCGCCATGGTTACAAGTTTCCACTCACAAGACGAAAAAGATCATGTCCAAAGCATGTGATGGATTATGTAGCCAAAGACGGCTGAATGGCAAATGAATGGTCGGTAATGCTTTGCCCGCGATCTCATTTCCCCTTGATTCCGGTATCGGCGACGACGCGCCCGTAGACGGCCAGAAGTCCGCCCGCAGCCCCGGCAAGGGTCACGGCGATATCGACAAGCTCGCTCTGCGCTTGCGAACCGAGCTCGATCCCCGCCATGTGCAGCGCCGATGCGGCAATTGCGATGACCGCTCCCCAAACGGTTTTCGACTGATACCAGGATTTCATGCCGTCCATGTCTTTGTCTCCTTGGTTAAAGATCGATTCGGGCTGTTGCGACCACGCCAAGCGGCACGGCACGGCCCATCTGCCGGATGCGAAGCGAATGATTCGGTTGCGGACTGCCGAAATCGGCGATCTCGTCCCCGGCGACGTAGGTAAAGGCCGGCCCGGTCACTTCGACGGTGCGCCGAACATCCTCATCTTCGAGAAACTCGACCCGGTAGCGCTCTTCCGCCTCGTCGAGCGGTATGTCGGATGCCTCCCAGCTATCCGCATCCACCCGGCCACGCCTTTTCCAGGAAAGCCCGATGTCGCCGTTCTCCCGCCGGACGCCGCGAACATGGACCGACGCCAGCGGCGTTTCGGCACGGATGCCACCGCTGAAGACGACCGGACCGTATCTGTTGCCGATACCGGCAGACCGCTCCACCAGCCAGTTCAGGCCGAGACCACGCTCGTCGGTCGAAAGCCCCAATGGCACGACCGCCTCGTCGAGCACCACGACCGCAGAGCCCACCGACGCTCCGGCGGCCATGGCATCCTCGGTGCCGGCAAGGCCGCGCAACAGATTTCCAAGCCGCCAGCGATTGGGCGCGACTTCCTCGGCGGAGGCGAATCCGATCACTTCCCATGCGCCGTTGCCCGCCCTGACGGCGATACGGTTGTCGCCGTTCAACACGGCCTGTTCCTCCGCCGAAGACAGGCCACCGAAGAACAGATCCGCCTCCAGCACCGTGGCGCGGTCGAACCGCCCGAGCGCTCCCGGCACAAGCGGCGCGGCAAGGATCCCCAGCCGCGCCGGGCGCTCGAGGCTCGCCCGGGCGCGATAACCGTCCGTGCCCGTGGACGAGGAGACCAGCATTTGCCGCCATGGCCGGCAGAAACCCGCAACCCGGGCAAAGCTCGCCGGATCACCTGACGAAAATGCGGCAGGTCGAGGAAATGTATCACCGGCGCGAAAGCGTCCGAACCGGGCGCGTCGCCGATCCTTCGCTGCGACTCACCTGCATGGCTGACCGGGACAAGCGGCGCATGCCGACGCGCATCGACGCGGCGTGTCTCACCCTCCTCGATCCGGTCGACGATGAAAGTCCCCTCGATACCGTCGTCCCCTGTCGAGGAAAGACGAATGGCATCGCCGGGTTCGACGGCCACATCCGCCGGCGAGAGTGCAAATGTCAGCGTCCGACTTGCGATCCGCTGGCTGCGAAGCAGGCTTTCAACCGACGCCAGGGCCGTTTCCTCGCCAAGCGTCGCCGGCAGGTCGTAGCCCATGACGCGCTGGCTTGCCGTCCGCATTCGCCTGGACCGCACGCTCGCCTGTTCGTAGTCGAGCACGGGACTGTAGGATGTCAGTACCGTCTCGGCCGGGAAATCGCTGTCGTGACCGCGGTTTTCCGACCAAAGCGCCTCGTCCGCCACATCGGCGATCACCGTGATTTCGCTTGGGGTCAGACTTGCCTTCAACCTCGACCGGAATCGCAAGCATCCGCCGCGTTCGGCGACATCCACCTGGAAGACCTCGAGTAGCGGTTCCAGAAGCGACCGCGCCGACGTCACGTCCGCCTGCACATAGCCGGTCAGGTCTCCGCTCACTTCGGAAACGTCGAATGCGGCAAATTCATTGTCCCGCAGAACACCTGCGATCGTGTCGGCGAGCGTCGTGCCGCCCAGCCGGCCGTTCAGCCAGTGACCGGTACGCCAGTTACCACCATCGCTCCAGATCGACAGCTCGTTCGGGAAGGCGGGCGACGGTCGGGCATCCCACGTCCAGACGAAGACATGGCCAGGGTCGACCATGCCGCTCAGGGGATTGTCGCCCTGCCACCAGCCATGATGCGCCTCCAGGAAGCGTCGCTGCAGGCTGTCCGACCGTGCGCCGCATGAAAAATACGGCAGACGGCTTTCCGCCGATTTCGGATCGATGAAGACGTTCGGCTGGTTTGCGCCCTTGTCGACGGCCGGGCAGCCGAGCTCGGTAAACCAGATCGGCTTCATTGCGGGTGTCCAGGCCGTCGGCGTCGGCTTTTCGACACCACCGACCCGGTCGTGGTGATGGTTCGACCACCAGCCGGCAAGATCCTTGTGGCGAAACACCCACGGCTTGCCCGCAAGCCCATCCGTGATCGGCGAGCGCCTCCGATCAGTCCGATCCTCGTCGTCCGCATAATACCAGTCGAAGCCTTCGCCGGCCGCGATCTGGTCCCGCATGCCCCTGCCGTCATCGGCCAGCCGAAACCCGTCCGGATTCTCGCCAAACAGGTCCTCGTCCCGCCAGTCGGCGAGCGGCATGTAATTGTCGATGCCGACCGCGTCGATATCCACTGAGGCCCAGAGCGGATCGAGATGGAAAAACACCTCGCCCGAACCGTCCGGCGGATGATAGCCGAAATACTCGCTCCAGTCGGCGCCATAGGTGAGCTTGGTCACTGGTCCGACCTGGGCGCGAACCTCTGCCGCCAATCCGACCAGCTCCTCCACGAAGGGAAAACGATCCGCCTCGTCGCGCAGTTGCGTCAGCCCACGCAGTTCCGAACCGATGATGAAGCCGTCGACGCCGCCTGCAGCTGCCGCGAGGCCCGCGCAATGCAGGACCAGGCGGCGATAGCCCTCCGTGCCATTGCTGAAAGCCTGCACCTGCAGGCGTGCCGCGGCCGTCCTGTCCGCAGTGCCCGGCCGCCCGGGTGCCGGATGGGAGGTGATGCGCCCGCGCCAGGGAAAGGCCGGCTGCTCCGCACCACCATATGGGTCCGGCAGGCCGTTACCCGGGGAGATGTCCATCATCACGAACGGGTAGAGGTAGACTTGAAGCCCGCGCGCCTTCAGGTCGGTGATCGCCTGGCCGACGCTTGCATCGCTTGGCGTGCCGCCCAAAGCTGGCCCACCGTCTGCCTGGCTGACCGGATGAGCCGCTTCGCGACCGATGCCCGCTACCGACCATGCGACGCTTTCGTCCTGCCGCGTCGCGACCTCGACACCGGGAACGATACGGCATTCGCCGGCGCGCAGATCGGTCCCGAACCAGGAGACCACCAGAGCCACGCGTTCGAGGTTCGGGCAGAGCGCCTGCAACTCGTCGAGCGACGCCTGCCAGTCGGTGGCTGCCAGCAGCGTATTGCGGTTGAGGATGCGCGCCTCGCCCTCGCCGGTCTTTTCGCTGACCGGCACAGTCGCATAACCGTGCTCGGTCGCGCCGGGAATGATGGTCACGGCCCGTATCTGCGTCTCCAGCACGCCGACCGGCCGCATCACTTCGAACTGCAGAAGCGGAATTCGGTTGCCGAACGCATCCAATGGCAATCGCTCGAACACCACATAGGCGAGCCCTCGATAGGCCGGCGCATTGCCTTCACCCTGCTTGGCTTCGATCAGCGGATCGGCAAGCTGGTTCTCGTCGCCGCGATAGATGCGCATCTCGAGCCCCGTCAGGTCCAGTTCGCGTCCGTCCGCCCAGACACGCCTCACATGCGCGATCGGACCTTCGCAGAGGCCGACGGCGAGATTGGCGTAATAGCGGAACGTCTCGACGCGGGTGCCGGTCGCCTTGGAACCGGACCGCTCGCGCGTCACCTCCTCCTCGAAGCGCGTCGCCCAGATCAGCGTTCCCCCGATCCGCGCCGTCCCATAGACGCGGCTGATCGCCGTGCCCTCATCCGCGCCCGGAATGCGCGCCGTGGCAAGCCTGGCGCCGGAGATGGTCGTGCCGCCGTTGATCAGCGCCCGATCAACCATGCTACCAGCCAGCGCACCTGCCGCCCGGCCAATGATCGCCCCGACAGGGCCGAACACGCCACCGAGCGCCGCGCCCGCCGCCTGAAAGAGAATCGTGGCCATGGAAAACACCTCGCGACCCCATGGCGGATGCCACTGGATGCGCGCCTAAATTGTGGTAGCTTCGGAAATTCGAGTGCAAAAGCAGCACGCGCCGCACCAGCCGGCGCATTGGCGAGGATGGGCCACGCCGACTAAGGCAGGAGCCCTGCTCTCGAAGATGGAGGTGATGTTATGCGGTTAACGCCGATGAGCGTCACGCTTAGCTTGAGAATAACCCGGACGGGCTGGTCAATAGCCGTCCGGGTCATATTCGCCAGATAAGCAAAACGGTGAGCGAGGTTGCAGCCTCGCTCACCACTCCAGAACATAGCTTAGAACGTCGCTTCCTTCAAGTTATCGCTGGGAAACCGGAACACCCCCGCGATCCGACGTCGCCACGAAGGCACCAGCGCCGAGCGGGTCACTGCCGTCTGCTCGTAGGCATGGATGAAATGCTGCGGCCCCGCCAGGATGCCGGCGTGTTTCGCCGCACAGTCCGGCCGCCATCGGAACAGCAGCAGGTCCCCCGGCTCCGCCTCGGTCATCGGCAGCCGATCGCCGAACAATCGCGATGCCGCGTCCATCAGCCGGTCCTCGCCGCTTCGCTCGGCCCAGTCCGGCGCATAGGCCGGCACCGTTGCCGGCTCCGTACCGTAAAGCTCGCGCCAGATACCGCGGACGAGACCGATGCAATCGCAACCGACGCCCTTCGTCGCGCCCTGATGCCTGTACGGCGTGCCGATCCAAGCCTCTGCCAGTCTCACGACGCGATCACCTGACACGCTCACTTGAAAATCGGGGCGCCGTCATGGAGCCGCTCCCCGTCTGCGTAGGAATAGGCGAAATCAGCACCCGGCACATGCGGAAAACCGCGAAAGTTGAGGTGATTGGCAAAGCGCGCCCGGCAGGTCGAAAACGTCTTGTCGCAACCGGCCGTCACGGTGAACGCGGTGCCGGCCGCCAACGGCTCCTCCAGCGGAAGCCATAAACCAAGTTCGGCGGCTCCGTCCGCCCGCCGCTCATGGATCTCGACATCGACGGTCGCACCGCCCGAAAACACCAGTACGCCTTGCCGGAAGAAGCCGCTGTCGAAACCCTCCAGCCCCGAAACCAGGACGCGGCTTTCGTCCCGAACTTCGATGACGGCGCCTTCCCCGCGCCACGCATCAAGATCGACCCCGCAGCGCGCATCGCCGAGGCTTGCATCGCAACGGCGGTTGTAGACGCGTCCCTGCGGCTGGTTCAGTCGGTGCGCAAGGCTGCGCAGTTCGGCGCGGAACTGGCCGCCGGCCCGTGAAACCTCGCCGATCTCGCGCACGTTCAGGAGCAGGTGCTGTTCGGGCGCCGCCCAATTGACGAGAAACAGTTCGACCCGCGCCCCGTCATATCGGCCGGCGCTGAGGTCCTCCTCGCGGATCGCGGCATTCGAGAAGCCACCCGCCACCTCATCGGCACTGGCCGAAAGCCCGGTGGCGGCCTCCGCTTCGCTTGCCGCAAAGCCGCTGGCGGCGAGGAAGGTCGTCCCGTCGAACGTCAAATCGTGGTCATGTTCGGTAAAGCTGAGGATCACGCCATCCCGGCGCGTCACGCGCCAGCCATGGCAGGTGGTCGTCGCTTCGCCGGCCAGATGCGCGGCAAGCGCCGCCGGTACCGTTCTCATGCCAGGATCTCCGTCAAAGGAATGGTCGGAATACGCCCGGCATCGAAATGCGCCATGTCGATTTCGATGCGGTCGGTGTCGAAGCGGACGGGAACGTCGAATTCGAAGCCGGCCTTGACCACCGCGCCGGCGACGGGGATCTGCCCTGCAGCGAAAGTGACAATCCCGGTACCCGGATCGACTGCATACGATCCCGTCGGCTTGAGCGCACCGCCCACCGACACCAGTACGGTGCCGGCCACCGGCTTGGCGATCCGCCGGACCCAACTGCCGCCACCGTCGGCATAGGTCTTGGTCAGCTGAAATCCCGCGGCCATCCCGTCACCTGTACCGATGACCTGGTCGTTTGCAGTAATGACCGCGCCCGGCCCGGAGGAACTCCAGTCGACCGGATCGCGGAAACGGAAGCCATGAAGCTGCCCGCCCCGTGCCTCGAAGAAGGCCAGCACCGCATAAAGGTCCGCCAGCGATTTCACGCCCGATCCGGCATCGTAGCTCCGCCGTGAATCGCGCCAACGCTGGTTGCGCTGCTCGCGCCCATTGGAAAGATTGACGATATCGGTACGCCGCACCGGCCCACCAGAGGCGCCGAGCGCCAGCCGCAGCGGAAACCGTACCTCGTGAAAGCCGCTCATCGCATCGCCTCGCAAATGTTGCTCAAAGACCCCGGCGTCCGCGCGCGACGCTGCGTGCCAGCATCGCGGAGATCTGCCCTTCGCTTTTCCGGAAGCTGCCGGCATCTGTCGCCGTCACGTTGAAGACGACCTGCGGAGTGCCACCGCCGCCGGCCGAAGCAACTCCGAGGCTGCCGTCCGGTCCGCGCTGCAGCGGCAGGATCGCTTCGGCGCCCGCTTCTCCCATCAGCCCAGTCCCGCCGGCCATCTGGAAATAGCTCGGGCTGCGCACCACGCCGCCGTCGGCAAAGGCGGTTACCGACCCGAGCGCATTTCCGACGGCATTGCCCAGCAGGTTTTCCAGCGGTTTCAGCCCGGTCGAGAGCGCAATATCGGTCAACCGGTTTCCCAGCCCCTTCAACACGTCCTCCAGGCCCTTGCCGCCCGTAGTCGCGGCACGAAGCGCACCGGTCAGGGCCGAGCCGAACCGCTGCGAGCGGGCCTCGAGATCTGCCATGACGGTGGAGAGCGCCGTGGCGCTCGAAAGGCTTGCGGCGAAGTCATTGTCGTCATCGTCCACGATCGTCTCCATCGTCCGGAAATCTTGTCATCAGCGCATCGAGAACCCCGCGGTCCATCGCATTCCCCCCCGGCCGAAGGCCGCCGGTCATGGCGAAGAATTCGCGCGGCGTCAGCGCCCAGAAATCCTTTGGAGCGAGCCGCAGCAGGCAGAGGCCGGCATGCATCACCGCATCCCAGGGAAACGGCTCGGCTCCAGCCTTCTTTCCCTCGGTATCGGATGCAGCCGGCAAACCGTCCGCGGTTCCGCCTGCTACGGCTCTCAAGGGTTTGCAGGCGGGCCGCCCTCCGCACCTCCGAAAGTCGCGGCCATCAGGTCGCCGACGATCCGCGCATAACCGACGACCCCGTCTTCGACGCCCATCGCCGCCACCTCGTCGTCGCCAAACAGGTTGCCGCCGCCGCGGAGGCCAGCGCCGATGACGCGGATCATGTCCGCCGCCTTCAGCCGGCCGGAGGAAAACCGCTCCGCAAGGCCGTTCAGGTCGCCGACCGCGAAGGCGGTTTCCAGTTCCGCCAGCGCCCCGAGCGTCAGGCACAGGATCCGGCATTCACCGTCGATCACGGCCTCCACCTCGCCACGCCTGCGGTTTGCCCGCGCTCCGTTCAGAGGCCGCCTCACAGGGCACCGAAGGTCAGGTTGCCGGCCGATTCCAGCGCCAGTTCGAAGCGGATCTCGCCATTGTGCTCACCGGAATATTCCAGCGCCGTCACCTGGAAAGGCCCGCTGATCGTCCCGAACGACGGGATCAGGATCTGCCAGGTCAGGATGCTGCCGTTGAAGAACGCACCGCGCACCGTCTCGTCGCTCGCCAGGTCCTTGAAGATGCCCGCCCCGGTCAGCGAGGCGCGCTGTACGCCAGCGCCGCCCAGAAGCTCGCGCCAGCGACCGACGCTTTCGGCATCGGTCGCATCGACCGTCTCGGCATTGAAGGCGAGCCGCTTCGAACGCAGTCCGGCGACCGTCACGAATACCCCGCCATCGCTGATCTTCAGCAGCAGGTCCTTGCCCTTCTGCGCCACCATGTTGCAAATCCTCTGGTTTGGACCGGCGTTCCGCTTTCGCCCGCCGCCGGCCGATGCTAAAGTTTGGAAAAGCCCTCTCAAATTTTCAAAAAAGCCTTCTCCCGATGATCACGAACTTTCCGACGCGGTCGGCACGGACGATCGCCGTGCTCGCGATCACGCAGATCATCTCCTGGGGTTCGACCTTCGATATGCTCGGCGTCATGGGCCGCGTCGTCGCACCCGATCTCGGGCTCCCCAACGAACTGGTCTTCTTCGGCCTGACGATCATGATGCTGGTCAGCGCGTTTTCCGGCCCGTTGACCGGCCGGCTGCTGGTCCGTCACGGGGCTGCCAAGGTCATGGCGGCATCCTCCGTGATTTTTGCCTGCGGCCTGCTGCTTCTCTCCGCCGCGCATGGGATGCCCGTCTATGCCGCCGCCTGGATCGTCATCGGCATCGGCGGCGCATTGGGTTTGTCGGCTCCTGCCTATACGGCGGTCGTCGAGCGCGAAGGTCTCAACAGCAAGCGCATCATCGCCACTCTGATGCTGTTCACCGGGCTTTCGACGACCGTCTTCTGGCCGGTCCTGACGCTGGTCAACGACCTTGTCGGTTGGCGTATGACTTTCGTTCTGTGTGCCGCCCTGCAGCTGCTCGTCTGCCTGCCGCTCTATCTTTTCGGCTTGCCGAAGAGGATCGAAAGCCACGAACAGGCCGCTGCCGCCGAAATCATGCCCGTCGATCTGACACCGGCGGAACGCGGCCGCGCCTTCTTCTATATGGCGGCGGCGACGTCGATAGGCTCCTTCGTCAGCTTCGGCCTCGCGCCCTCGCTTCTGGCGCTGCTGCGGCATTCGGGAGCCTCGCCGGCGCTGGCGCTGCAGCTGGGCTCGGCGCGCGGCGCCATCGGCGTCTCGGCCCGCTTCGTCGATATGCTTCTCGGCCGCCGAGGCAATGCCCTGGTCACCTCGCTGATCGGCACGTCGCTGATGCTCCTGAGTTTTTTGGCCGCCGCCATGCTGACATCCTCGGCGCCGGTTCTGGTGCTTTTCGTGCTGTTCTACAGTTTCGGCACCGGCGTGCTCGCCGTCGCCCGCGCGTTGCTGCCGCTGTCGCTGTTTTCGGCGCGCGACTACGGGCGGCAGGCGGCGCGCCTGTCGCTGCCGCAGAACCTCGCCAATGCCGTCGCGCCGGTCATCTTCACGGCCATCCTCGACCGCGTCGGCAGCACCGCCGTCCTGCTGATCGGTGCGGGCCTGTCGGCAATATCGCTCTGTTCGTGATCCTGCTGTTCAATCTCGTCAGGAAGGCCAACCGCCGTACCGAAGCTTATTCCGTCACCGCCCTGAAGCGCATTTCCACCACGTAGAATTTCGTCTTCGGCTCGCGCTTCGTGCGCATGCCGAGCGTCAGAAGATTGACCAGCACCGCGCCGTCGAGCAAAAGCGCGGCATCGTGCAGCAGGTCGTGTATCCGCCCGGCGATCTCCTGGCCCTCGCGCCGCCCTTCGCCATCCGACCAGATCTCGAGCGTCAGGAAATGCTCTTCGCCCGGCTCGCTGGCGGTGGAAAAATCTCGCGTCTCGGTTTCGCCGAAGACGATGCAGGGCAGTTTCGGCCGCGGCAGGAGGCGGTCTCTGATCCCGTCTGACCCCGTCGCCGCGATCAGCGCCGGATCGCCGGAAAGCCGTTGGTGGATCGCCCGGATCAAGACGTTCGCAGCCGTCATCGGGATTGCTCCTCGCATTGGCAGACGAGATAGCGGCGCGTTTCGTCGGGGTCCCGCACCAGTCTCACCGAGAAAGTCCGGCCGCCCTTGCGGAAGCGCTGCCCGGCGGCGATGTCCTCCCGGAACCGTACCCAGATACGATGGCTGATCGTGCCACCCTCGGCTGCCGCCGCCTCCGCGACGACAAACGACACCGGCTCGATCCGCGCCCAGAGCGATGCTGCCACCTCCCAGGTCACTGTTGCCCCGCCCTGCCCATCGGGCGCTGATTGCGGCACTTCGAGATCAAGCCGCGCAGTCATCTGGCCGGGATCGAAAAAGGTCACCATCAGAGCCTCCGCATCCGGAACGACCCAATCAGCCGCTCATAGCCGTCGGGGATCCCGGCTGGCTGGTTCTCCGGCGAAACGACGCCGCGAAAGGCGAACATGTGGCCGATATGGATCGACATCGCCCGCTTCAGCGTGTCCGGCACGTCCGTCCCGGCCTCGCCATACCCCGCGGCAAAGTCGATCTCGATGCCGTTGACCGCTTGGCCTGGCGTGGGCGGGTTCTTCAGCCACAGCCGTGCCGGCCGGCCGGCGCGGTCGAGCAGATGATCTTCCAGTGAAACTTCAGCCGCGCTGCCGTCCGCCGCATAAACGATAACGGTTTGAATGGCTTGCACCGGCGACTTCGAAATCGGAATCACGCCGTCCTTCGGCCAGTGATCGAGATAGAGCCGCCAGCCCTGCGACATCAGGCAGAGCCCGGTCTCCCGTTCCAGATGCTCGCGGGCAGTTCTGATCAGCGAGGTCAGCAGCGCATCTTCCTCGTTCCCGTCAAGACGCAGATGCGCCTTCACCTCGGCAAGCGTCAGCGGCTCCGCGGAAGGCGGAGTGGTCTGGGCATAGGTCATGGGACTCCTCGGAAATTTCAGCTGCCAGCTGGGTGGAGATGGTTATGGCAAAGTGCCTTGCTCCAACGTCGTCCTCGGGCTTGACCCGAGGATCCAGATCAAGCCCGGTGGACATCAACGTGGAAGCGTTACGAGAAGGGTGGATCCTCGGGTCAAGCCCGGGGATGACGGAGGTCAGCGTTACGGCGCCTGAAAACGGTAGGTGTCATGCCGCCGCGAACTTCACCACCTTGATGGCTTCGAAGTTCTGTATCCCGCCGCCGACGCGCTTGGTCGTGTAGAACAGCACGTAGGGCTTGGCGGAATAGGGATCGCGCAGGATGCGAACCCCGGCGCGGTCGACGACCAGATAGCCGGAGCGGAAATCGCCGAAGGCGACCGACAGCGCGTTCGCCGCGACGTCCGGCATCTCTTCCGCCTCGGCGATAGGAAAGCCCATCAGCGACGCTGTCTGGCCGGCGGATGTCGGCGGGCGCCACAGGTAGTTGCCGTCGGCATCCTTGAACTTGCGGATGTCGGCCTGGGTCTTGCGGTTCATCATGAAAGTGCCGTTCTGGCGATGGCCGGCCTTCAGCGCATAGACGGTTTCCACCAGCGTGTCGGATGGGCCGGTCGCCTTCCAGGTGCCGGCGGCCCCGGTGGCGATATAGCCGAGATTGCCCCAGGTCCAGGCGCTGTCCGCCACGGTCGTGTAGGAGAGGAAACCCTTCGGCTTGCTGACGCCGTCGCCGCGGATGAAGGCATCGCCCTCCTGCTCGGCAAAGACGATATCCACTTCGCCGGCGATCCAGGCCTCGATGTCGACGGCCGCGTCGTCGAGCAGCCCCTGGGTGGCGGCCGGCATGGCGTAGAGTTCCATGGTCGGGAAGGCAAGCTCGGCCAGCTGTGCGGTATTGGTCTGCGGCCGTGCCGCCGTCTCCGCCACCCAGCCGGTGGAAAGGCCCGACGTCGCGAACGGCTTCTTCAGGACAGCCGAGGACACGGTCCGCACGGTCGAGAGCGCGCGCATCGGCGAGACGATGGAGATGCGCCGGCCGATCTCGGTGTCGGTCTCGGGCGGCACGAGATAACCGCCATCAGTGGCCGATCCGGTCGAGAAGGCCTTCGCCTCGACCTCGCGCAGGCCCGCCTCCTCGCCGCGCCGGACATAGGCGTCGAAGGCTGTCTTGTGCTCGATCGCCTCGGCCGAGATTTCCGCCTCGCCGCGACCAAGCTGCGGCCGCGCCCGCTTCAGCACCATCTGGTCGAGCACCTTCTTCTGCTCGTCGACGGCGCGGTTGATACGGTCCATCTTGTCGCGCGTCACCACGTCGGCGGTGAGCTTCTGCTCGATCTCGCCAAGCCGCCGGTCGTTGACGTCCTTGAAGGCCTCGAACGCCTCCATGAACTCATCGAAGGCCGCCGTCACCGTTTCCGGCACGGCCTTGATTTCGGGCGCCACGCTGGTGGCGCTGGATACCTGCTGCGTCATATCGTTTTTCCTTTGAAGGTTGACCTGATCATCATCTTTGCCGCCCGCCGCATCTGTCGGACGAGTTCGGTTTCCCGGTCCCGGAAGAACCGGGCATTCTTGACGTCGGAAACCCGTGCCGATGGCAGCATCGGAAAGGTCACCACGGATATTTCCCAGAGATCCGCCTCGAGGATCTTGCGCACCCCGGTCTTGGCGTCGGTGCGCGCCTTGACCGTGCGGAAGCCGATCGAGAGGCCATCCAGCGCGCCGGACTTCATCAGCGCCAGCACCTCACGTGAGCGTGCCACCCCCGGCGACAGTATCCCCTCGACATAGAGGCCCCGGGCGTCCTCGCGGATCGTCTTCCAGGTGCCGATCGGTTCGTTCGGATCGTGCTGATAAAGCATCCGCACCCCGGTTGCCCCCCGTCCGACGATCGAGTTGCGGAACGCCCCGCGCTCGATCGTGTCCCGGCCGAGATCGACCTCGCCGAAGACGCTGGCATAACCGGAAAACGTCCCGTCGCCGGCAACGCCCGCCAGTTCCAGGTTGGCGAATTTGCGCGCAGTCGGCCGCGGCCCGCGATAAGCGTGCATGAAAGTCTCTCCCTGCTATGAATGAAAAGCGCGGGTCAGCCGCTGGTCGGGCGAGACCCGTATCGAGACGCGATTCGGGCCATGACACCAAGCACCCACCAGGCCGAAAGGCTTGCAGCTGCGGATCCCGTCAGCATCACATCGATGGCGGATAGCTCGCCGCCGATGCCGAGCTTGGTTTCCAGCCACAAGCCTGTCGGAGCACCGAAGATCAGGCCGCAGCTGACGCCGGTCAGAAACCGGCTGGCCGCCTCGCGGCGGCTTTTCGGCAGAAGATAGATGATCGAGACGCCCGCCCCCGCCATTGCCCCCAAGGCCTTGGCGGCCCAGACGCCGGGGTCGTTGCCGAGGTCAGCCATTGGTAATCTCGCATGATGAGAATGCGGTGAGGACGGAAGAACTCTCCCCGGCGAATACCTCGCGCATCTTCACAGCTTGCTTTAAAAGCCACATATTCTTTTGTTTATCAGTTGTTTAACGCTAAATTCTGTCACATTGCGTACCGCGATGTGAGCCATAGCGCTATATGAGAAAATGGCCGCTGCTAGCGGCCATTTTCAGGGTCGATTTCGGTCAGAGATTGTCGGAGCTCGTGAACGACGATGGAACAAGCCCATAGGCGTTCGTCGCCCCCGTCGTACGATTTCCCGCAACCCGGCCACTGAGCGTCGAGGCTAGGTTGATGCCGTAGCGGTTGGCCGCCATGGATCCATCCAGTCGGATGCGGTTGCTTTCGATAAAGCAGCGTGGCTCTATCGAAGACCCGGCCAAAGCAATACCTTGGCAAGCGTTTGCCGTTCCGTGTCCTAGAAAATAGCTGTTGTCGACGCGCACATTGCCGCAATTGGTCGTGAAGACGCCCAGTTCACGGAAATGGGCGTGCGAGCGAGAAATGGTGAACCATTCCCCGAACCCTTGAGCACCCCCATTCAGGTCCCAGCCCCGATCGACAGCGATGACACTGCAGGCGTCCCAGTGATAGCCCTGGGCGTCATCGAAAGCCTCAGTTCCTTCTGAAGGGCTAATCACAAATCCTCGCTGAAAGTGCGCTGCCTTCACGGCATGATGAGTCCGCTCCACTGGAGCTGAGCCAGTCCCCACTTCGTCTCGGATAAAATTGCCTTGATACCCGAAGTACACGCCCATCCCGCTCACGTTGCGAATATCGCCGTTACGCACGTTCTTGAAGCGAATGCACGTGTCTGTCGCTCCCGAGGATGTAGTGGCAGGAACGAAATGCACGTTGCACATATCGATCCCCGGCATCGCGGAGCCGCTGTCGCCGTCGGCATTCACAATGGACAGGGGAATGACGCTGCTGGTCTGGTTGATGACGATGTTGAAATCATGCAGGGTGAAACTGTCGAAGTTCATCCCTGTCGGATTATCCTGATCACCGCCGGTGAATGCCAACCCAGAGCCGCCGGTGAGAACGAGGCCGGATCTTGCACCGAGACCGTGGATCGTCAGGCCATTCTCGGAAGAAAGGGCGTGGGTGAGTATAGTGCCATTCACGCCATACCAGCCATCGAGCAGCAGAGGTAAGCCGCTATCGAGCCAGCGTTGCAACGCCGCCGAATCATTGACCGAAGCCGCGCCGGACGGGGTGGTAGCACCTCCTGCCGCACCAAAATGCGACGGTGTTGCGAAACCCGATACCGGCCTCCATCCCAGCCATCCGTCGGCTACTCGGCGCCTTTCCCAAGTTACCTGACGTCCGCTTACTGGTCCGGCATATGCGAGATCGGAAAATCGCTGAAGGCAGTAACTTGGGCTGGCGGAATGCGGGATAACCTCCAAATAGCCCCAAGTCGATCCGCTGTTTGGCCCGTTTACGGGAGACGGTACGTCGTACACTCCTTGCGTGAGTACGGTATTGAGATCTGTGTTGACTGGCAGTTGGGTCGTCATGATAATTCCCTTCAAGATGTGAATAATTCGCCCCGTAAAATGCTCACCTTTCTCTGCGTTGGGCCGTCTGCGCTCACACCCGGAATCGATCCGGGTGAACTTCTGAAGACCAAAGAAAAGGGGTGCCACCGCTGCAGCATGGGCAAGGAGACCATTCGCGTTGCAGCGGTCGATCGGATTTAGTATCCCACCGCTTCCCGCTTCTCGTCCTCGGTCAGAAAACTCGCCGCCCCCACGCGCGACCAGAGCGCCTCGCGCTCGGCGGCTAGCCCGGCGATTTGGTCGAGGTCGGGCTCCAGCCGCAGCGTTTCGCCATAAGCATCCGACAGCCAAGCGGAAAAGCTTACGGCGGTACGGGCGATCATCGGCAGCACCGTCAGGCGGTAGAAGGCGCGGTTCGCCTCCTGGTAATTGGCATAGGTGTTGTCGCCCGGAATGCCGATCAGCATCGGCGGCACGCCGAGCCCGAGCGCGATGTCGCGGGCCGCCCCGTTCTTTGCCTCGATGAAATCCATGTCCTTAGGAGAAAGCCCCATCGACTTCCAGTCGAGCCCGCCTTCGAGCAGCAGCGGTCGGCCGGCATTGACGGCACCGGAATAGCCGGCCTCCAGCTCCTCCTTCAGCCGCTCGTACTGGTCTGCGGAGAGGTTGCCGCCGTCCTTCGGCTGATAGACCAGCGCGCCGGAGGGACGCGCCGAATTGTCGAGCAGCGCCTTGTTCCAGGCTGCCGCGGCATTGTGCAGGTCGAGCGCCGCACCGCTGGCGGCAAGCGGCGGAAAGCCGCAATGGTCGTCGAGCGGGTGAAACAGCTTCAGGTGCAGCAGCGCCACCCCTGTAGTTTCCGCCGGCAGCCGCCGCGTCGTCGCCCCGGCCCTGTAGTCGTAGCCGGCCACCCAGCCGTCGCGTCCCTCGACGACGCTCATCCGGTCGGGCCGCAACAGATGCAGCTCCCGCAGGTCATCCCCGATCGTCAGCGGCTCGACATAGGCATTGCCGGACAGCGCCAGGTGCCCGTAAAGCGCCTCGAAGAAATCCGGCCCGCCCTGACGCGCATTCGGCCGGGCCAGCAGTGCCAGCGCCGGATGCTCGATCAGTTCGGTCGCGCCGTCATAGGCAAGCCAGGGCACAGAAGCGCCCGCTTCCGCGATCATCCGGATGGCCCGGTAGGCGACGGGATTCCTCATGAACCCGGCCCGCGACAGCGCCGCATAGGAACGCCCCGACCAGTGCGCCGCACCGTCGCCGGAGACGATGGCAAAGCCCGCACCGAATCCAGCCGCCGTCTTCGCCTCGACAGACTGCCTTCCGCCCACGGCCTTTTGCCCGCCCGTGGAAAACCACGGCAGGTGGAATGGAGATTTCATGATGATTTCCTTTGGAAAACTGCCTGCCAGCTCAATGGGCCGTGAATGACTGCACCTGTCGCGAACCGGCCGTTCAATCGAGCCGCGCAACCTCACCGTCGTCCCACTCGGGATCGACCCGGGGATGACGTCCTGCCTAGTCGCTAAGCGCCTGACAAAATACCCGGCCATATCCCGCAACCAGCGCAGCCCGATCGGTGCCGTTGATGATCTGCCGGGCGCCCTGCCAGTCCGTCTTCTGCGGCGTGAAATAGTCGTCGAGCCGCCTGCCGGTAAAGCTGCCGGCCCGCATCCCCTCGATGAGGATTGCCACCGCGACATCCATGTCCATGGCGCGGGCCGGGTCGGCGACGAGGTCGATCCCGGTCACCGTCGACATCGCCTCGTAATTACGCTTGTGGGTCAATTGAACGAGGCCGCGGCCGAGCCAGGTCCTGCCGTCTGCGTCCAACCGCCAGTATGGCGTCTTGACGGACCCGAGGCGGCCGGCCGCAAAGGCCTTGTCCAACCGCGCGACGGCTGCCGCATCCGTCGCCGCCAGCGTTTCGCGTACCGGCTGCATGGTGGTTGCCGTCTCGTGAAACGCCGTCGCCAGCACATAGGCGAGCGCCTCCGTCCGCCCGTCCGGCGCACGGGCCTGCCAGCCATCGAGAATGGCGGTCAGGCCTTCAACTTGCGCCTTTGCAAGCCGTCCCTTGAACAGCCTGGATCGAACGATATCGAAGACGCGGGGCCGGTTGAGCACCATTTTAAGTATACCCTTTTACCGTGCGAGAGAGTTTCAATCGGTTTAGAAAAACTAAATCGTTTTAGGCGTTTAGAGGCCCGTTTACTTTTCGTCGGGGGTATGGAACCAACGTCATCGCGCGACGTTCTGGTCGGCTTTTCAATGACAGGAGATCATGATGATTCAGCAGCCGGTGCAGGCCGCCCCTTCCAAGTCGATCCCGCAACACGTCGTCGAACGGCTCGAATCCGAGTGGAAGCAGATCCGCGAAAGCGCTCCGCCCCAGCCAGCAAGCCAGCGCTGAAATCGAACTCCGCTTCCGGAACCGCGCTCACACACCCCTGACGCGCGGCTCGCCGGAGCCTTCCAGCATCAAGGCCGTCAGCGCCCAGACCAGCGCGTCCAGCCGGTCGGGTGATCGGCCGGAGGAGAGCCCGTCGGGGCCGAAGTCGCACATCTGGTCCTCCAGCTCGGCAAACCGTCCGGCATGCGCCACCCGCCCCTGTTCGTAGAGCGCCGCCACCGGTTCGGCACGCAGGAATTTCCCGCGTGTCGCCCGCACCATCGTCACCGGCAGATTGGCGTCGACGCTTTTCAGCATCGCCGTCACCATTTCCCCGCCCTGGTTGACTTCCGCCACCACCCGGTCGGCTGAAAACCGCGCGTAAGCTCTTTCGACCGCCCGCGCCCAGCCCGCCGGGCTTGCGCCGGCAATCGAGCAGTCCGCCAGCACCACCGCCCGGCCGCTGGCCTCGAGGCCGGCCACGACGATGCCGCAGCAGGATGCTGCCCCGGAGCCCGAAGGCGGATCGACCGCGACGACGATGCGCCGCAGCGCACCGGTGACGCGACCGCCGTGAAAACCGATCCTGCAGGCCTCCAGGTCGGCGCGCTTCCACAGCGCATCCTCACGATCCTCGATCAGCTCGCCCGCCAGTTCCTGCCGCCCGAGCCTTGTCCCACCATAGCGGCTTTCCAGCGCCTTGATGAAACCCGGCGCCAGGTTGCCGGCATTCGCCTGTGTCGAAATCCGCACCAGCCGTGTGTCCGGGTCGGCGATCAGCGCTTTCAGGATCGGCACCGGCCGCGGCGTCGTCGTCACCAGCTGGCGTGGATCGGCGCCGAGCCGGAGCCCGAACTGCAGCATATCGAAGGTTTCCTGCGCATATTTCCACTTGGCGAGCTCGTCGCACCAGGCGAAATGAAACTGCGGCCCGCGCAGGCTCTCCGGATCCTCCGACGAAAAGATCTGCGCCACCGCACCGTTCGGCCAGACCAGCCGCCGCCGCGAAATCTCGAATTGCGGCGCAGGCCGGGCAATCCGGCAGATGCCCGATACTCCGTCGATCATCACCTCGCGCGCATCGCCCAGCGTTTCCGCCACCAGCGCGATCCGCAGCGACGACTGTTTTTCGGCCGACGCCAGCGCATGCACCCATTCGGCGCCGGCCCGCGTCTTTCCCGATCCTCGCCCGCCCATCACCAGCCATGTCCGCCAGTCGCCGCCGGGCGGTTTCTGCTCGGGTCGCCCGGTATGCCGCCAGTCACGGCTCACATTCCGGGAGTGACGTGCATGAATGCTGCCGCGCCAGCTCCGGGACAGTCCGTCGGGGATCGGCAACGCACTATCGGCGTCTTTCTTCTCCTCGAGCAGGAGCGAGTGATCCGCAGGATCGGACAAGGGCGGCGGTGCCGGGTTCAGGCTTGCCGCCGGCAGGTCCCCGTCGGACAGGTCCTCATCCGGCAGTGCCTGCAAGCGGCCCCCCTGCCCCGCTTCGCCACCAGCGGAAGCCGCGGCGGTCGGTGCTTCTTCATCCAGGGGCTCGGCGAGCATCGCCCGCCCCTTGCCGATCGCTTCGTGCATCTGCGCTCGCAGCCTGACGATCGTGTCCATCATGTCTCCGTATTCACCGAACGCTTCGGCCATCCCGGTCTTGATGGCGTCGTCAGCCGGTATCAGGTGGTAGCGGCCCGCCCCCTGTTTCACCGCCGGGCTTGCCCTGATCAAGGCCAGCCGCGAGGTTCCGCTGTGCAAAGATCTCCTGAGCGCGCTTCTCGATAAGTTCCTCGACCGCACGCACAGCCTCCTCGTAACCACCCTCGTTTTCCGTCCGCTCGATCTCCAGTTCCCGGTCGCGCGCCTGCTGGCGCTGCAGGCTGTCGATCTTTTCGAGCGTCCGGACGATCAGCGACATGGCATCGGTCGCCGCCTTCACATCGGCGCGGGCAAGCTTCTGGGCGGCGTCGTCGCCGTCTTCCAGCGCCCGCTCTGCCGAAGTCCTCATCCGCCGGAAGGCCGCAAACTCGTCGCGCATTTCCACCGTCATCTCGTTCAGCAACTGCCGCAATTCCTCGGCCTGCGGTATCGCCCCATTGGCCGACTTGACCTCCAGCACAGCGGCGCGCACCTCGTCCGCCAGTGCGCGGTAGGCCGGTGCCCGGTCGGCCAGTTCGACCATGGCGTCATAGGCGCGATGCCCCGGCCACACTCCGAAAAGTGAGGGATCGAATGTTTCGAGATCGTCCAT